TCACCTACTAAAAATGAGAAAGCATTTCTCAAGCTTGTAAGACCATATAACACGCTTCTCAACATCACTATCATTAATTGAAATTGCTGCTCGCTCTATATTATTTAAATATTTTGCTGTACGTTCAGAGAATTGTTTAGCACTATTTTTAGCTCTATCTAAATCTGTTTCAAATGATCTGATAAATTTTCTTGTTTGGTGAGAAGACTTATCCAGCCCTTGTTGAAACTCAGCTGTTTCTAAACTCAAATTAATATTTAACTTACCTAATGACATAAATGCCCCCAATAAAAAACCCGCATTAAGCGGGTTCTTACACAATCAAAAGCCTTATTTAATAATAATATATTTTACAGGTTTCTTTTCTTTTCTCTGCTTTTCTAAGTTTTTGTAACGCTTATCCACCTCAATAAACATCATCACTAAACGCACTAAAAAAATCGTGAAAAATATGCCAAGAAAGATAAGGATATAAATAAAGTCAACAGCAAAAAGTAGAAAGATGATCCCAAATATACTAACCATAAAAAAGAAAACGCTGGCACAAAATTTAATGAAATCAATCATTTTTTCATCTCCATAATTAAATCTATTTAGGCTATTAATATTTCTATTTTATAATGACATACCTAACTTTATCTCGTTCTGCTTGCTCCGCCTTTTTAGCTTCCTGTTCTTTTTCCCATTTCTTATTTGAGAAAAATAATACTATCCCTATGAGGAATGCAAGTATCACCAAACCAATAAATAAAATAACAAGATATTTCCAAATTACTCCTGTAGAAAAGCCTAGTACAACAGAGATAAAAATAAGAGGTAAAATAAAAAAGATCGTTACAACACTTTTTATCTCACCTAATAAAAAGCTAAGCATTCCAAATTCTTTTTTGAACATATTGCCTCCTAAACGTTATTACCAATCTACCAAATCCCCACTGACAGTCAAGCTATTCAACAGCAAAATCTATCATCCTAGACTACTGACATTTGACTAAAATCAAATGGTTTAATTTGACTGATACGATGTTGTTTTAATTCCCATACATCATAATAATCAGACCAATTATAAATTCTACTAATTCCGCTGCCTACGGCGTGAGCTAGGCAAGCTTCCGCGACTTGGTAATCTATGCCGTTATCTGCTAAATAGGTTCTTGCCATCGCACGCAATCCGTGAGAAGTTAAAATATCTTTATAACCATTTCTTTTTAAAACGCTGTTGGCTGTCTGACTGCTTGCGTGCTTGGTGCGGTCTGAATGGTGGGAAAATACAAATTTATTATTTCCGTTATGTTTTTTAATCTCTTCAAGTAAAAAATTGCTTGGCTTGACAATGGAACAATATGCGCTTTTGGTGCTTTTTCTTTGCGTGTAATTTTTGTATCTTTCCAAATTTGCGCAAATTCATAAAGTGTAATCTTTTGCTTTTCTTCTTCTTTTGCTTGGTCTGCTAAATACTGAAACGGATCTAAGCCTTTAGAAATAAGTTTGTTATAGCGTCTTGTTGTTTCTCTAGCTTCTTCAAGCGATAAATCAGGGTGTTCGCCAATTTTGCGCTTGAGCCGTTTTTTAGATATGGGATCAGTATACCAAAACAAAAATGTTTTCTTATTTGCATTGTAAACGTGCAAATAAAGGTTATTGCCGTCTGAATACGGCGTTTGTTTTGGTTTAAGTAATTTAATTCTTGTTTCTGTTAACGGTTTAACAAATTTTGCCATTGTTGCATCAATCCTTGTCCTATAAGGGTTTATAGAATTGATGTAACGTTTTGCGAAGCCATTTTTTAAAAAGTTACATCAACGTTACATCAATCTTGAAAACAAATGCAATCAATGCAATTCTATGCAACAAATAAAAATGGTCTTTTTTATATTTTTCAATAACTTGCAACGCTATGCAATGTTATGAATATAACCAGTGGTGGAGCTGGGGGAATCTGAATTTTAATGTTATCCATTTGATGCATAACACTAATTTTTGGAAAGATGAATTCTTCATTCAGTTTTTACTACTAAAAAGTTAGGCTGGGCAATATGTGTGAAGATCAAACCCAATCTGACAACCATCCGTTTAAAAATGAGTGTCTGTCATATTATGGTTGATCTTCTACAAATTAGTCCAATAACTGCTGCTCTACTTCAGCACTGCTTCCTTGTAATTTAGTATTTCACAATTAATAGGGAAATTACTTTTAAAGTCCTTTAAAGGTTTTATCCAATCTCAATTGGATAACCACCTTTTCCTGTGAATTCAAAAGTTTTTTGATGATGTGGCCATAATACCCCTTCGGAAGATGGTATTAAAGAATCCGCCTCTAAGTAGATATCACGAGTATCTCTACTTCCCTCACTAATGAAATCATCGCTATATGTCAATGTCGCTACTCGCCAACCTCGTTTTAATAATTGATCTTGCGGGTTTGATTGAGCGTAAGAAGTAAGTAATTCTACAGCACGCTTATCATCAATACCAACATCACTTGGGCTAGGTTTAATAGTTATGCCATAAGTTGGATATAGCGTGTAACTTAACTTAATGCCCTGATCAAGCTTGTCATAAATGACATCAAGTCGTTCATCTTCGATGTCTTCTCCATCTTCACACTCATAAATTCTATAATGGTTGATATTCTCATCAATTTCTTGAGCGTAATAATTTACCACTTTGACTCGTTCCATTTCTGTTAAATTAGGTGCGTAGATTTCATTTTTTGTAGATGGCAATAACTTAAGTTGTTTCATAAATTCTGAGGCAGTGACGGCATTAATTACGGCAAAACGCTCTTTATTTTGGACATCATAATCAATAGGTTCAATAAAAAAGCGGTATTTTGTGAAAAATGCACCATTTTCTAGATAGAAACGTATCTCATTTTCTCCAATATTAAACTGCTGATTATCCGCAGCTAAAGTGATTTCTGTAACACTAGATGAAACTAAAATTTTAGGATTTTGATTAATTTGATAGGCTGTATCAACACTTAGCCCAGTAAGTTTGATTCGGTAATTGGCGCCGTATCTTATCGTTTCTACAGGATTATCATTCTCTAACATCGTCAGTTGTGGATTATAACCCGGTGTAATGAAGTATTCCGGAAATGGTGTTCCGCTCTGCTTGATTACATACATTAGAAAATGACGTTTAATCAACTTATCCAATTCACTTGTATCTAAACGATAATTTTTTTCTCTAGCTTGTTGGTAAAAGACATTAAGGTTTTCCGGTGTTAACACAGAGAAAAAATCTAAAGCATCTTCACCTTTTTCTCCTTTCTCACCTCTAATGAAGTTCAAAAAATCTTCTATTGTGCCACTATGTCCAGCTTCCAGCCAAATTTCATAGGCTGACTTCCCGTTCATACCTCTTTCACCTGTCTCTCCTCTTTCACCCTGTTCTCCTTTCTCTCCACGAAAAATTTCACCAGGTAAAATACTGACTTGTAATTCAATCTCGTTTTTACTGATTTCTAAATTCAATTTACTCATTTAAATCTCCTGAATCGTTAAAATAGTTTCTTTAAAAAGTTATTCCGTAATATCAGGTTCAATGGTTATTTTGCCTGCAAATAAGGTTCGCACACACCCTGCTTTTCGCATCTGACAGTCATAACGCCAACGTACCGCTTTAACATTTTTTGTTAAGTTATGGCTGAATATCAGTTGCATTGTAAAATCATCAAGCACCAAAATTGAACCTGATTCATTGGATAATGTCAGCGTTTCATTTCCGACGTTACTTTTCAGCGTCATTTTTAATTCAGCCTCTTGCAAACTAAAATTAGGTAAGGCTTCAATTCGTACAGTGAAAATCGTGTCATCACCTCGATAAATTTTAAGATCTTTAATATCCATAAGTTCTCCTAATAAAAAACCCAGCCTAATGACTGGGTTTTGCTTTAATTTGATTTTCCACAATCTATGCCACAATCTGATTGGTAGATTTTAAATGCTGATAAATGCGAACAAGCATAATTTCGTTCGGTGTTTTGCCAATGTCTTCCTCCGTAAGTGGTTTTTCCGTCAGCATTTTTGCTTCCTCCGGATCGATATATTTATATTCGCTAATCATCGGCACAAAGTCGATGAGTTCTCCTTCACTGTCTTCGCCAAAACCAAGCACATATTTGGCATTAATAGCACCATCATCTGAGGTGGCATAGTTAGCTATTGCTGAATAAACTGGTTTTAAGATTTTATTAAATGTTGTCATTGTGATTTCCTTTATTAAGATGAAAAAATTAGATCATTGTCAGAAGTCAAGAAAAAAGTTAGTTGCTTTTCGAAACGAGAAGATTTAATTGTGAAAGTCTCATCGTATCCTCATTTGGCGGATTATAAGGATCAGGATAAACAAAATTATTTCTTGTGTTCTTTACTAAAAAAGTAATATGTGTAGTCGTATTCGGTGGAATGCTTAAACTTGCAGTATATACCAAAGATTCTGGCACTATTTCATAGGTGGCACTACCTGTTTTTCTTCTAAAAAAACCTACCTTGAAATTAGCAAACAATTTACCATTATTAAAAAACTGCATTGTTGTATAACCATATATAGTTAATCCACTTGTATTCTTTTTACTAGCTGTAATACAAAAAGGGATAACTACAAGCGTTCTATGAAATGGTGAAGCTGGCAAAAAAACACCTTCTTTCGGAAGCTTATACAACCGTACCACATCCCCGATAATATTCTCAGCTCGTACCGTGACCCCTTCAATCGTTGCGCCACGAATTATGCCACCATTAATGGTGGTACCATTTATCGTGGTGCCGTTGATGGTGCCGCCTTGAATGGTGTTTCCCTCTATGCGTGTGCCGGTTATTGTGCCGGCGGTCACTTTGCCCAAATTCGCACTAATCGCTGATAAATTAGAAACATTTAACTTATCGGCAGAAATGGTTTTTGCGGCAATATGGTTTGAGGTGATGGCGTTTGCCGCAATCTTGCTGGCATTGACCGCACCGGCAGTGATTTTCTCCGTGGTGACCGAGTTGGCTGCCAACTTCTCCGCGATCACGGTGCCGGTTTTGATCGAACCGCCGTGGATCACGGTCACACCGGTCGGGCGCCAAGGGCTAGGTTCACGTGTATATTGCGTACACTCTTCCAGCATCGGGCGGCGTAACACGGTGAACGTGTTATCCACATTGGCTTTTTTATGCTGATCGAAAATACAGCGTGCCGTGCCGCTGGCAGTCACTTGAAATTTCATCCAAATGCGGGTGGTGTCTTGTAAGCCGTTGGTATAACGGGACGTTGACGTGTCGCCAACGCCGGCACCGTTATAACTCCGGCTGACATTGGCAATCTTCAGTCCGTTTTGAGGCTCAATGTTCACACTCACATAGCCACGGTGAGCCGCCACAAAACCGGATAATAGATACCAGTTGCCGGCAACCAATTTAATATCTTGATAAATGCCACCAAAGCGTTGTTCCGGCAAAGTGGTACTCTTCATTGAGGGTTGCCAACGGTATTGATTTTCACCGGCGAGATACTCTTTGCCTTGCCAGTTGCCTTCGCTGTTGTTGTTAATATTGATGCCACTGTTGGCATTGACCACATTCGTGTTTTGATATAACGACCAGCCGTCCGCATTGTTGGCAAAAATCGGGTTATAGAGCAGATTGCCGCCTAAGCCAATCGCCAATTTGTCCGCTGTCAATTCGCCGGCGGCAATGTGTGTTCCCCGAATCGCACCAGCTTGAATGCTGCCGGTGGTCACGCTGTTGGCTGCCAGTTTATCTGCAGTAATGGCATTCGCTCTTAATTGCTGTGTGCCGACTGCTGCCGCCTGTAGATGGTTGGTGCCAATGCTGTTGCTAGCGATTTGGCTGGCACTGAGGGTGCCACTTAATTGTTGTGTAGGAATGCGTGCGAGTTTCTCCGCCGGAATAACGCCATTGATTTGATCCGGCGTGATGTTGTCAATCTCCATCGTGGCGTAACGCTGCCCATTCCAAGTGTAAAAACGTTTATCCGCTAAATTGTAGATCAGGTTAACCTGTTGAAACTGCGCCACATTGCCGAGCGTTTCCACTACTTTCACCGCTTCCAAACCTCGTGCGGCAAAGCCGGTGTCGATCACCTCATTGACAACGTTTTCGCTTAGCTCCTGTTGCAATTCGTTCAAGGCTTTTTCAATGTCGGCACTGGTTTCGCCGCGCAAGCCTTGCATTTGGTACAGCGGCCCCACATTTTGTCCACGTGTATGACACAGCCAATAATAGTAGACACTGTTCGGTGCAACGGTGTGCGCATACATTCGGTTGTCGCTCACTTTCACTAAGCGTTTTGCCGCCATCCAGTCGTCTTCGGTCGCAAAATAAATTTCTGTTTGCGTGAACTCATCCACATAATCCCACTCAATCAGAATGTTTTCAATGCCACCACTGACCACAACACCGGTCGGAATCGGTGGCCGGTCAATGGTAAAGGTTTTTGTCTTTTCACTTAATACTCGACCTTTATCATCTTTGGCAATGATAACCACGCTATAATTGCCATTTGGCAGATTCTCTAATTTCACTTCTGCCGTTTTTTGCCCGATATAGCTTTGATACAGCTTTTCGCCTTGATAAATCAAAATATCATAACGAGTAATGATCGCATTGCCGGCGGTCACTTCCGCATTGATCACCGCACCTGTGCCACTGGCGGTGTTAATCACCACATCAGTGAGTTGTGGCGCGGAATATAATGTTTTCGACACCGCTTCAAAATGCGCACCGTTATCGACAATCGCCTCTTTTTGGGGTTCGTGTTGCAAGGCAGTAATGGTGTAGCTGCCGTTTTCATTTTCGCTAATCGACACCGCGCGATACAATCCGCCACGCACCGCAGAGGTCGCCAACGACCACACACCAAATTCGGTCAAACCAGTTGGCACGCTGTCTAAGGTGACAACTTGCCCTTTGACGGCGTGAATCTTAATGGTTTGCTGTTTAGCTTCAGCATTGATATAACTGAAATAACTTGCACCATTTAATTCAATTTCTCGATCTAACGTTACTTCTCGCCCTTTCACAGTCAACACTCGCCCACCAATTGCCGTGCCTGCATAATGATTATCAGCAACACGGATAATATCACCTGGCAAATGCATTAACCCCTCACGTCCAACCGAAAAGGTAATAGTCTCTTTTTCTAATTTCTCGGTTTCTAAAATCCAACGCCCTAAGCGGTAAGCCTGTCCACGGCTAGTACAACCAAACGCCGTCACTTTTTTTACGTTAGCCCCGTAACGTTTTACTGCGCCATCATCCGATACATACTCTATTTTCTTCTCATAAAAATCGTTTTTATCGAGATATTCCACGTGGATAATATTATGCCGTGCTTTTAACGCGGAGTAGCTGCGATCAAATTCGCCGTTGACCACATTAGCATTGGTGTACGTCCACACGGGATCACTCGGTCTATCCTGAATGGCAGTGAGCTGTTGCCCATTCCACACCGGCATTGCACGAAAGATGGAGGCTAAATCGTTGATTAGGTCATAAGCTTGTCGCTGTTCTGTCAGCCAACAGTTGCAGGTCATTCGTGGCTCTGTGCCGCCAAAGCCGTCCGGCACCAACACATCGCAATATTGCGCAATCGCATACAACGCCCATTTATCCACGTTAAAATCGCCTAAGCGTTGCCCCATTCCGTAGCGTTTGTTGGTTAAGAGATCGTAAAAAATCCACGCCGGGTTATTCGTCCACGCCACCTTAAAACGCCCATCCCATAAACCACTGTAACTGCGGGCAATAGGGTCATAATTGCTTGGCACTTTCACTTTAATGCCACGCACCAAGTAATTACGCTGCGGAATGTTGGAAAAATACTCCGAATCAAACATAATGCCGGCAAGTGCGGTGTTCGGATAGGCAAATTCGGTATCGATAATTTCGGTGTAGCTTGACCAAATCGTCGCATTCTGTAACCGCTGTTTTTCGCTGTCGGCAGTTAATCGCTCTACTTTAATTTGAAATGGTACTGCTGGAAGATGATCGATCACCATTTGTCGCAAATACTGACTACTATATTTTCCATTGAAATGGATTGGATATTGTTGCTCGCCTACAGTAACCAACAAATCCACTCTCGCACCCACCGTATCACCGTTATCTTTTTGTTGAAACAAGCTGCGTACACCAAGCGTTAAACGCAACCTTGTGACTTTGGCATCGGTCACCGTGCGAGTCAGTGCGGTGGCTTGCTTCACTTCAGCGCCAACCCCAATCTCACGCTCCGAGGTGTTAAAGCCTTGCATAATATCCTGATCTTGCGAACCAATTGTTCCTTGCAATTCCATATTACGGAAATTATAGCTTCCATCGGCATTTTGAATTGGAGTTTTATCCAAATAGACGGATTTCACGCCTGCTTTTAAACCTTGAATTTCCCCTTCGGAAATCACTTCTACAATTTTAATACGTTGCTTTGAGCGACCACTTTCGGGTGCTTCATACGGCGTATGTCCGCCACCACCACCTTTACCCATATTATTTATCCTTTTCTAAACAAGCCTTTCTTCGGTTCGGTTTTCTTTTTCATCTCTTCATCCACATTGTAGGTTTCAATCCCCTGTGAAATGATGAGTGAGCCGGTTAAAATTTCCCCATAAGCTAACGGCACCGGTCGCCCTTGTGCCGACAAATTACCCAAATTGCTAAACGAGGTGGATTGCTTTTTCTCCTGCTCTGTGCCGACACTGCCCATTTTCGGTTGAGGGGCTAACATTTGTGAAATACCGCCCAGCAACATTGCTGCACCTAACATTAATGGCATTTGTGCCGCACCGGCTAATAATCCGGTTCCGCCAACCGCTGCCCAGCCTAACGGGTTCCAGAATGCCAAACCGATCAAGGCAACACCTAACACTGCACTGAAAATACCGCCACTTTTCGCCCCTTTAATCACCGGCGTGAGATGCACCACGGCGTTATCGTTTAATTTGTAAAGCATATCTTTTTCCAGCGATGCGGTGGTGACCAGATGTTTGCCAATCCGCACTTTGTAATACCCTTGCTGTAAGGCTTGCCGGAAACCGACCAATTGGCAGCACAAGGCGCGGATTGCTTCTGCGGTGTCTTCCACCGCTAAATCGATGGCAGTGCCAAATCGTTTAAGATTGCCGTAAAGTTTAATTGTTGCCATTGTTGGTATCTCCAAATGCTGTGTGTATGTTTAAGCCAATAGCCATCGTATAAATCCCGTTTTGATAAGCGTTGTGGGCTGTGATGTAGCACCCAGTTGTCGCCAACATAAATCGCGGCGTGATTCGGCACATCCGCCCCCACTTGCATTAAAATCACATCGCCAAGTTGCGGTTCGTCCACCTGCTCAAAGCCGTGTGTGGCCATATTGTCCAAATAAAGATTGCTGCCCTCGTGCCACCAGTCGTCCGCGCGTGCGAAATCAGGGAAATCCACGCCCGACAACATATAGGCATCACGAAACAGGCTATAACAATCGCTTTCACCGTGAACAAACTCACGCCCTAACAGCGGCTTGATATAACGGAATTTATGCACGCTTTCATTGCAAACCAACCACCAATCCAAACCGGACTGTAGCTGCATTTGTCGGTCAGCAGTGGATAAAACCGGCGCACCGTTCGGATGAGAGTGCACAATGGCAACAATGCCGTCATAATGGTTGGCGTTTATATAATCTTCTGCGGCAATCTCGAAAAAGTTTTCCGGATCGTCCGCCACATTGTGACAAGGCAAAAAGCGTTGTTGCTTGCCCTCAAAAACGACAAAACCGCACATTTCGTGCGGCTCGCAGGATTGGGCGTAAGAAACGATTTGATCTTTTAATTTTTGTAACATAAGGCTTTACACTCATTCTTTACTAATGTATCATCTCGCTATACATAAGGTAGAGATGACAATGATTATTTCATTCAAACATAAAGGCTTGCAGGCATTTTTTGAAACTGGATCAACGGCAGGTATTCAACCTAAGCACGCACAAAAGCTCCATTTATTGCTTACTACCCTGAATATGGTTAGTGATGTTGCTGAAATGGATATGCCTGGTTGGAACTTGCATCCGCTGAAAGGGGATTTAAGCGGACATTGGTCCGTTAAAGTCAATGCCAACTGGCGTTTAACCTTTAAATTTGAAAACGGCGATGCTGAAATTGTCAATTATCAAGATTACCACTAAGGAGTAAGCAATGAGAATGTTCAACCCAGCCCACCCCGGTGAAGTATTAAGAGATATTATTTCTGAATTTAAAATCAACGAGGTTGCCGATAAACTTGGTGTAACACGCGTTACACTTTCCCGAATTTTAAATGCCAAAACGAGCGTTACCCCTGAAATGGCAGTGCGTCTTAGTAAACTTTTGCCAAATACTTCACCGAACTTATGGCTAAATATGCAAGCTCAATATGACTTATGGCATTTAGAGCAAGATAAACAATTTGATGTTCAACCGTTATATGCGAACAATCCAATGGATAAAGGCCTTTAACTCACCTTATTAATACTCGGGAAACCGCCGAAATTCAGGGTGTTATTTCGCATTTTGCAGCCGGTTAAACAACGGCTGCATTTGTCCTTTTTCGGGTCGCCGGTCGGCATATCCTTTTCATCCGCCACCGGCTCACCGTTATAACCGCACTCACTGGAACGATAAATCCACGCGCAGGTGTCTGCCATCATCATTCTCGCCGGCAGATAAGCATTGTCGGTTTCGGTCGGCAACGCCAACGTAAAGGTGGCAACATCCTGTTTTAAACTGCTTAACTGTTCAATGATATAAAGGCTGACCAGTTCTTGTGTTGGATCCGCCTGCGGATTGCCCTCACGAAAATTGACGGCATCAAGATAATGCAGATAGACTTGTCGTCGCCGTACCACTGCCCCTACCGCTTCATTAAAATCTACGGCAATGCCGGTGATTAATCCTAACAGATTGGAAACAGTTAAGGTCGGGCGATTGCTCGGTCCATTGCCGTTTAACTCAAAACCGCCGGCTTTGATCGGATAGGCCTTATAAGTTTGCCCTTGCCACACAATATCTTGATAACGTTCATTTGTGCCAGCATAGAAACGGTAAATTTCTCCCTGATCACCTTGCTTGTTTTGTAACATTGTCATATCCACTTCGTACAGCTCAATCAAGGCATTTTGTTCAATTTTGCTTAATTCCAGCTTAAATGCATTGCTCATTGTTTGTGGCATTATGGCACTTCCTCAAATTCACAACTAAATTCACTATAGGTTTGGTTCATTTCAATGCGCCACTGACCGCACACCACTTTTTTACGACTTTTTGTGAACGGGTCATTAAAATAAAAAGGCTCAACGCCACCGTGTTGAGCCAAGAACGCATCCACTGCCAAACGTTCCTTGTTTTTCACTTTTACCGTAACCGGATAACGCCGCAGCAAGCTATTTATGCCAACTTTGGCACGCTGAGCATAACCATCGCCAAACTGCACCACATTGCGGCGTGGTTCATTTTCAATTGTGAGCTTTGGACGCACACACCATTTAAACGTTTCCATTAGGCAAAGGCTCCTCCGGCTCTAAAATTGGTTTGTAACATACTGCTTGCCTCCTGTTTAGCAATTTTTCGCATTAACTCCACCGTTACTTGCAACTGTTCGCCTTGCTGTTTTTGCGTCACTTTGGCATCCACCGGCTCCCCGTTGTTGATCACTTTGATGCTGACATTGGCATTTTGTGTTTTGGCTTTCACCATTGGCACTTTCGGTACGGCAACACCGCCACCGTTGGCAAAGCCTCGTCGGGTACCGTAGTTTAAGAAGTTAAGGTAATCCACCCCCAATCTTGATGTCGCTTCTTTAGTAATAACATATTCGCCTTTGTGAACGATACCTGCAGGCGTATATTTACCGCCTAAACCGGTATAACCACCGCTCGCAAAGCCAACACTCATTATTTGCGACACCACATTCATCCCCACTGACGCGACTGCTGCCATATTGGCAAATTTTTGCGCCGGCGTAAGTGCGGCAGGATCTGCCATTGCCTGACTGATAGCCTGCGATAATTTCACCATTGACTCAGCAATGGCAAACGCTTTAGATACCGCAAACATTGCTTTATACGCGGCGGATTGTCGCCCACCTGATTGCTCAATCATTGAAGCAAGGTTACCAAATGCACCACCAAGATTGTTAAGCCCTGTGGCATAATTGTTCATCTCACGCTGAAATGCATCGTTTTTATAACGATCAATGATTTCTTTTTTGCGTTTTTGAAATTCTTCTTCCGTCATTAGCTTCTGCTGATGAAAGGCTTCAAGTTGCGCTAATTCCTGCGTTTGCTGATTTTGTATGGCTTGATTCGGGTCATAAATGGCACGCAGTTGATCTAATGGCGTAACCGCATTTTGTGCCACATTTTGCGCATACTCAATTTGCAATTTCATTGCAGCTTGTTTAGCTTCATCAATAGTCAGTTGATTTGCCGCTTGCAATTCTTTAACGGCAGCCAACTCTTTATCCAAGTTATGCGCAGCTAATTTATTCGGTGCGTATTTTCCCGCAAGTTCTAATCGTTGTTGATTAAAACGTTGAGTAATCGCCAATTTTGCTGCTTCATATTCTTGATGTTGCACCACGCCTTTTTTGTTGTACTCCTCCAACCGGCGAAACATTCGCGCTTGTTCAAGATCAATTTCGCCTAAGGTAGATGTGCTTTTTTGTCGCACTTCATCGTAGAAATTGAGCCAATTTTGACGCGCGTTTTCGCCACCTTTTCCTTTTTTATGATTAAGCTCAATGGTTTTTTTTAGCTTCGTTTTTTTCTCATCTTGTTGAAAAAGTGCTTCCAATTGTTCTTTCGCTGCAAAGATTTTCTGCAAATCTTCTAACGACATATCAATGGTTTTACTCGCAGCTTCTGCTGAAGCGTATTCCCCTTTCGCAATTGCCGCAAGCACATTAGCATAATCTGCTCCTTCCACAGAAAGCACTTTATACAGCCCCGATAAAATAAAGGCAGCTTTTGCGTTCCCTTTACTTTCTAGGGTAAGCACATTCACTTCTTCCGTTAAGGATTTAGTTTGCTTTTCAATATCCTGCTGTGCTTTCTCCCAATCATTCAATTTTAATTTATGTTGGGCAAGGCTATTATTTGCCTGCTCAACCTTTTCATTGAGTTTATCTTGTAATTGGGCTTGCAATGATGTTTGATCGTTTAATTTCGCCGTTTCTGTTTCTAACTGTGCCTTAATGCGAATAGCTCTTTCTTCCGCTTTCGCCATATCTTCCACAGAACGCTTCAAATATTGAATATGCTTATTGCCAGAATGATCTTTCCATTCAATTTTTTGAACCGCATTTGTTGCCGCATTTTGGAAAGTTTTATATTGCTGTTCTAATTCTTGAACCTTTTTCTTTTGTTCTTCAATACTGTATTTGGCATCAAGCAACTTATCTTTTAATTGAGCAACGGTAAATTTATCAAGGTTTTGCTTAATATTATCTACCGAGTTTGCAAAATCATTAGATTTATTCGCAGCATCACTTGCACTGTTCCCCCAATCTAGCAAAAATGGAATTGCGGCTGAAATTGCCAATGTTGCCACGCCTAACGGTCCACCAAGTGCCGCCATTGCCATTCCTAATGTGCTTGCCGATTTTTTAGCGACATTTAATTGATTGATTGCAGCCGTTTGGGCTTTAATTAATGCCGTTTCTCTTGCAGTTTGAGCCCCAAGTTCTTTGCTTAAAAGTAATCTCGCTTGCTCTGTTTTGGCTAAATTTAACTGGGCTTGTAATTGTGCGATATAGGCTTGTGTCGCCTGTAAATCCGCAGTGATTTTGGCTTTTTCTGCAAGAGTTGCTTGTACGGTTGCTTTTGCCTCTTGCATTGTCGCACTAGCTGATAAATAGGCGCTTTTCGCTTTTTGACTAAATTTAATCCCCGCAACTGCCGCTCCTAAACTTAATGTTAACGGGGCTAATGTACCGATATTATTGGCAACAACATTAATCCCTTCAGCAAATAATTTACTTGTAGCTAGGGCTTTATCTGTTTCTCCTAGCCACTTTTCAGTTGCGGTAGAAAGATTTTGGAATGCCCCACTTAATGTTGTCGTGGTTTTTTTATGTAATTCATCAACGCTACCTTGGGCTTTTTTCAACCCCTCAACCATTTTATCGGCTGTCATCTCGCCTTTATCTACCATCGCTTTAAGCTGGGCGGTTGTGATCCCCAAACCTTTCGCAATCGCCTGAATAACCGTTGGCGTTTGCGTCATCAATGAATTGAACTCTTGTGCTTTCAATTTGCCCATCAATAAGGATTGCCCAAATTGAATTAACGCATTAGAAGCCGTGGCAGAATTAGCCCCCGAAATGGCTACGGATTTTGCCACTGTTTCAGTAAGTGCAGCAACATCAGATAGATCTAACCCCAATTGCTGTGCATTTTGGGCAAAAGTTTGATAAACCGATGATGTCGCTTGGGTAGATTGTGCGGTTTTGAGCGAAATGTCATAGACATCTTGCATCGCTTTAATCCGTTCACGTTCACTTTCCGTGACAAGATTTATTTTATTACTTAATTCCGTGTAGTTATCAAGGCTCCCAATAATCTGTTTTGGGTTTGGCAACACAAAACTAAGTACTTTTAACTTATTAAGTTTATCAGCAAAATCCAAACTTTTATTCGTTGCTATCGCTGCATTTTCAATATTTTTTAAATATGTATTTGTTCTTTCAGCAAACTGCTTTGCGTGCCGTTGTGCCTTTGTCAGACCATCTTGAAATTTAACTTGATCTAACGCCAACTGAATATTTAATTGCCCAAGTGAACCCGACATCTTATTTTCTCCCATAAAAAAAGCCCGCCGTAGCGAGCTTTTCTAAATTTAATCTTATTTATAAAAATCTTTGTCCCAATATTGAGAATAACGTTTATCTTCCCTATCAAAAAATGCTTTTTTACTCAATTTCCAATGCAACAACAGTAATACTACAAACAGCACTAACAATGCGATAATAATCGTTTTCCAAGAGAAAAAGCTAAAAGCCGCCAATAACACCAATAATAGGGAAAAAAGAGTGAACACTGTGATATAAACTTTTGCTCCCCAAATTAAACTACTTGTAATAAAACTATATGAGCCTTTCATCTTTTTGTCCTCCATATTAAGACTTTACCAAATCTCCGTACAGCGTCAAGCTATTTCGCCAACAACGCGATCAATAAACTTTTCCCTGCTAACTTGATCGCATCAAAGGATAAATCAATCTCTTTGGTTTTAATGATTTGTTTAATTTTATTCCACGCCGTATCACTTCGGATTTTGTCGAGAAATTCGTGTCCTTGCCACGTTAAATTTATTGCCACAAAATCCGTATCGCCCATTGTAGAATTATCTTCAATGCAAATCAGTTCAGCCTGTGCCAACAGTTGATAATGATATGCCACTACATCAGGCGGAAAGCCTTTTATGCTCTCACTATCCAACGGCGTATCATCAACCTTTTGCTCAAGTTTGAACAAAATTTTGCGGATAAGCTCCCAATTTCGTTTCATTTGGTTCTCCTGTAACCGCACTTAAACTAAAGTGCGGTTGGTTTTATTAAGTTTTTAGAAGTGACCTAATCGCTTCGGTTGTGGTTGTTCGTCAAGCAGGCTTAACATTCCTTTAATGAACATAATGCGTTCACTTTTGGCTTGAACATATTTTCTCGCTTTGGTTAAAGCGTTTTCGGTTGGCATATTGAGGTTATAGAGATAATGCCCACCAATAAATTTATCTATATCTTTGCCAAGATGTGGGTATTCCTTGCGGATTTTTACGCCCATTTCATACGCACCGTTAAGTGAGTGATATAGGTTAGCAATAATGCGGATGGCTTCTTCGTCTGCTTCGGCTTCAGCAAGGGGTAACGGTTGTTGTTTTGGTTTATTCCAATAATCAAACAACGCCTGATAGCATTCTCTTTTGTAGGTGATGAGTGTTTCTCTGATTTCAGGTTTCACCCTTTTTACATCAATGCCAAATAGCCAGCCGTTGAGGTATTGGATTGGGAGGCATAATGTTTGTTGTTCGCCACCATTTGAAGGTGTTGTTATAATGACCATACCTTGAGAAAGAACTTCATCACGCTTAATTCTTTCATATTGAGCATTCCACGCTAAACCAATATTTTCACAGATCGGTTTCATCGCAACGTAATAAATACCATTTTGTTCGAATGTAGTTAAAGTGCGGTTATAAAATTGGATTGTTTGAAGTTGAGTTTGAATTGACATAATAGCCTCTGTAATTTTCGAAATTTTGCTAGCCAATTAAAGGTGTTCTTATAACACGAATACCTTTTGAAATTGGCGATCGAGCGGTTCGAAAGCCTACAGCAGGCTGGAGTTATTCCCCTTTCGGGTATTGTATTCCTCACCCACTCGATCATAGATTGAAATTACCATTTTTGTCCAAACTTGGCTGAGAAAAAGGAGAAACACCAAAATTTAGATACAAAAAACCGCAATGGATTTAGGTCTTGCGGAACTGACCGCTGTAAGGTTTCGACACCTATCGCGGATAATAAAATAAAAATCCCACGTTGTAAAGTGGGATTTAGGGATTATTTATAGGCTTTTAACGGTTTTTTCTTCCATCGAGTTGCGAGCCATTCAAATTCTTGATAAAACGTAGAAGCATTTTGTCGTTGTCTGATTTCATAGATAAGGGGGCATAACCTATCCCACATCCTAGTAATATTTGTATACTGCATTTGCTTATAAATTTTTTCTTCGAAGGCTTTATTATGAATGCTTTGAGCGATAAATTCATATCGATTCAATAGCATAGTGATTTGTTTGTAGGTGTCAGATTGCTTTTCTTTCTCTTTGAAGTAAATATCAACAAATGAGTTATTCGCATCTCTAGCAAGATTGAAGACAGTGAATTTTGCAGCAATAAGTTCTTTATCTTGATTCTCTTGTAGAAGGACATCAATCGTTGTACGTTTTCTTGCCATTCTTCCATTATGCAAGATTGCTAAAACAGCCATTATCGCAGATAAAAGTACGGCTCCTGTTTGAACCCAGAAGCCGTAGCTTTCACCCAAAAATTTTACTGTTTCTTCCATTAAAAGCCGTCCCAACCTTCCATTAAGTTAAATTTTTTCATTTTGCTACTCCTATTAAATTTCATTTTAATTTTATCCTTAGACTAAAAAAGCCTGCTCAAGTTCACTTGGCAAGCTATTTTCTGCATCTAAGTTACAAAAGAACAAAATGATTACTGTCACTAATCAATTACTTTTGAGTATCTTAATCCAAAGCCAGAGGGATTGCAAAGAAAAAAATCAATTTCATTATATAAATAATTATTGACGATCTAATCTATTATTTATATAACGCATCTGTTTTCAGTAAGGACTGAAAATGAAGAAGCCGCCCTTGTTGAGAGCGGCAACAAAAAGGAACTGGATTATGTTCGTTAAACTGTTAATCCTAGTTATTCTTATCTTCGTAAGTTTACCCGCTTACTAGATAGATAGCTAAAAGTCCTAGCGGTGATTTTACCCACACCGCTAGGCAGTTCCTAAATACTACAACGTTTATTCTGCAAAATCAAGGAGCAAAAATGGCAAATTCAATGACAGAACACTCTCGCCGCGTTCGTGCGGAAACTGCCCGCCGTTTAAATGATAAAGCCATCGCCGAAGGACGAGCTAGACGCATTTTAATGCAACTGCCTGCCGAAGTCGCCGATGAATTTGATGCGATCTGTGCTGAAATGGGCGTTTCTCGCCCGCAAGCGTTGAAGGCTTTGTGTGAACTTTATCGGGCGAATTAGAGGAATGAGAATTAAAGATTAAAAAACAAATCCATTTGATGAATTTGCGAAAATTCGTGATCCAGTTGTGCTTTTTCTTTTTTACAGGCGTTCAGTTCTCTCCCCTTTTGGCTTGCTCGTTCTTTATAGTCTGCCATTTTCTCTTGCCAAGCAGTGAGTTTATTTTTCACTTCATCACGGCGAGCAATGCCTTCCGTCCAATAATCCCATAACGCTAAGAAACATTCTTCCTGATATTCTTCAAGTCGTGTTTTTAAATCAGCACGCACTTTGTTTGGGTTAATGCTAAATAACCAACCATTTAATTTTTTGATTGGCATACAGAGCATTTTGCGTTTTTTGCCATCTGCCCCAACTGTTTCGATATCGAAACAGTTGAATTTTTTGCTGTTCTCGTGCAATTTAATTGATTGAGAACCCCAAGATAGCCCAATCCCTTCAACAATTTCACGCATTGCCACATAAGCAATGCCATTGTTATCCACTAAAGTAATTTCTTTTCCTAAAAATTCTGCGGTTAATGCTTCCATTATTTTCTCCTGTATCTCCACATAAAAAAGAGCCTGTAAGAAACGGTGAGTGGAGAAAGGAAACACCGCTTTCGAGTGTACTTTTCTATCTTACAGGCAATAAAAAACGACCATTTGGTCGTTGTTATCTTTGAGCCAAAAACATCTCACTACCATCATCAAAATCTTGGCTGTTTTCCACCGCACTTTGTTCTGCAAAAAACGGCATAAACTCGGTGAGTTTTGGGCTGTCTTTTTTCGGATCGCTGTTAATCGCCGCTAAAAGATAGGCAATTTGTGCGGTGCGGTAATCTTCACGCCATAAACCAAAAGGCTGTTCTCGGTAGAATTGTTCATATTCTTGCAAGTGGCTTTCAGGCATTGCTTCGATTTCTGATAGCGTTTTGCCCAACGCAAGGGATAAGGTTAATTGGAACTTGCGTCGGGCTGTGAGTTTTTTGAGGTATCTGCATTTTCTGCTTGATTAAAGGCGGTAAGTACGCTGTCATCAAGAGTTAAGATCGCTTCTAAATCTTCGATATTGTCAGGATCGAATAAGTTATTGCCTTTTTCATCGCATAATTTAATAGCAAGATTGCGCGCAAGGCGGTATTTATCGGAAATAGGTTCAAGTTGTTTTGCGAGTTCCTCTTCATCATTCAGATTCAACTCAATGCCTTGTGCCATTGCCTGTGCTTTCAGCCAATTTTGATATTCAAACACTTCACGGTTCACATCACCCACAGTAAAAGAGCGGATATAGTAAGTGTTGCCATTGAGTTCAAACGGTTTCAATGTGGGTTTAATCGCGAGTAAAGTTGCTTTCGTGCCTTTCATTTGTTTATTTCCTTAAAATGTTTATAAAAAACACCGCACTTTTTATCGTGCGGTGAGTTGGTTATGCGACTGGTAATAAATAATCACGTTTAGATTGTTTAATGGTGACACCTGATTCAAACTTGCCTTTGACTTCACCGCTAATATTGGTACTGGTTTGAATAAAGCCTGTGCCATAGAGCGATCCTTGATTGTTTTTGAACACAATCAAATAGGGGAAAGTTTCTTTGCCGTAGAACTTCTTGCGCAAATCCGCTTGCATTGCGGTGGCAGGCGCCCAGAAGAAAGTGAGTTTGACGTTGCCGAACTCAATATCGCCCGGTTCGGTTTCTGTTCCCTCACTGCACATTGTGGTCACATCTTCTTCTGTCAGTGTGTCGCCGTCTTTTTCAATGTTTTTAATGGCGCAAAAGTTAGATGACCAAGTTACCCTCGCTACTTTGGCATTGGTAAACACGGTTGGTTTGTCTTGATCTGCCCAATTCACCTCATCAGCAAAAATGATGTCGTTGGTTTGCACCTCTTTAACAGGGTAGTAGCCGTCTAGTGAACCTAGCCCAGTGATGCGGAGCAAATCCCCTTTTTTGTAACCGCTATTGGCTACCGTGATTTTGGCATTGGGGGTAATTTCGCAAGCGGTGATACTTTTTTCCGCTTCAACACCCTTGCCGATATAAAATTTTGTGCCTTGAAAAGGCGTGGTTTGTGTTGCCATAAGTTATTCCTCCTGCCCATAAGTAATTTGATATTGTAAGTTCGCAATGTACCAAGTGCGTTTCTGTGCATCTTGTTCATAGTGATACCCTGTTAAATAACATTGTTGTAAACTCTCTAAATCATCATTTTCAAAGGCTTCTGCCAAACATTGAATGATTTGTTCTGCAAGTTCATCAAGTGGTGCTTCGCCTTGGGTTGAACGTTGATAAATGGCAATATTTAAGATTGCCTCCCACTCACCACCACATAATCCCGTTGGCTCGCTTTGTGCATCATCAATAAAAACCGCTAGCGTGGTTGGTTCGTTGTCTAAGTCAATAAAGGTGGGGCGTCCTGCCCAAACCTTGATAGTCGGATCTAGAGATTGCAGTAACTCAGCAATTTGCTCTCGGATTGCTTTATGAATCAGCATTTTTTCTCCTTAAGAAAAAACCGCACTTAAGCGGCCTTTCAATTCTTTCTGTAATTCGATGGGATAATCTTTGAGGGCTTGTTGGTAAGCTGTGGTCAATGGCTGACGTAGTGGAATTTTCACCACATCAATGGAATAGCGCGCCCGCCCTGCTCTTTGCATCACGTGCGTACGCCCATTAGCAAGGGTTTGAATAAAACCACGTTGTACTGCGTATTTCCCTACCATAATTGCCCCACGCCCTTCCCACACCCGATTCGCTTTGCGCTCTAACAGGCGAATTAGCGGCAATGGTGATACATTAACGCGTAACTGCGCACGCAGTTTGGTGGCGGTTGCACGCTGATGTTTGCTTTGCCTTGTTCTGCCTTTTAAGGTTTTCACTGGCACACCAATCTCTTTAGCAACAGCTTTGGTGGCTTGATTGCGCGCTTTTGTTGCCAAATGATTGATGGTTTTTGCCGCTTGGCGATTCAGCTGCTTCACCACCTTATTCGCATTTCGTCGGATTAAAGCAAGATCTTGGTCTAACGTCATTATTTACTCCAGTTGCAAAATAATCAGTTGATCCACCAGCTCAAAGGCTTTAACCAAAAACTGCTTATCGCCTTGTTCCGCACTATCGCCCACACATGGACGATAGCCGCTTTCTTTAAACAGTGTTAATGTGCGCTTGGTGCCGTTCACCCGATATTCTTCGTTGTACTGCAACATTCCTTCAAAGCGTTGCGGCACTTCATCGTAAGTGGCGGGGTAAACAACACCTTCAATCAGCCAAGGCGACATCATAATATCTGTTATCGCCTTGTCTGCTTGTGCTAAAGCCTGTTCAAACGGGTTAAGCATTGATTTTCACATCAACTTGTTCAGATGATGTGCCTGAGTCAGTCCACGCAATACCAAGGCGTTTGTTACTGGCTGCGGTTTTGGTTGCACCATCTGCATCAGACCAATACAACACATCGCCTTGTTTGATGTCATCGGCTTGTTTTGCTTTCACTCGCCATACACCACCCACAATTCCTGTGCCAGTTGCTTTGTTTGCCACATCGGTAACGGCAACCGCAATCAGATCTTGTAAGACCACAACATCACCGCTTTTCACATTTTTTGTGGCAACAAAATCAATGGTGTCGCCGTTTTGAATAAAATTTTTCGCCATAATAAGCTCCTGTTATGCTTGTTTAATTGCGTGAATAACATCAGGTAATAACCACATCACGCCCAAAATAAATGCCATAAGTAAGCACGCCCATAAGAAAAAACGCACTGATTTTCTCTCATCTAATAGTGTCAGCATTATGTTTACCTCTTTAAAAGATGGCAGTTTGATGTTAAAATTCATTCAATTATTTAACCCTTCCTATTTAAGGCTTAAATAAGAAAACCCCGACTGTGGCAAGCAATCGGGGTTTTCTCGTTTCTAGACTATTAGCTATTGGTTACACGCACAATACCACGGTGATCCAACACATTTACGCCAGCATCAATACGCACTTTGGTGGTTACACCGTCCACTGTAAAGCCGGTTTGCTGATCGATAAATGGCTGTTCAACACCATTGAGATAAGAGACTTCAATTGCATCTTTATTGAGCAAGTACCAAATTTTCGCATTCTCTGCTTGTAAGCGTTGCGATTTGGTAACCGGTACCACATCTTTTAATGGATTGATAATGCCAGCATTAATATCCGCCCCTTCCACTGAACTTGAGCCAAGAATTTGTTTTGCTCGGGTATAAAGCGAGGTTGGTGCAAGCAAGACATCAGGTTCAATCGCAAGCTGTTTACCATCAAAGGATTTTTGTGCATTCATTAACTGAATAGCTTTATCAATGGTAGCTAAATCCATTGCGCCACTGGTTACGGTGTTTTTATGTGCAGCATCATAAAGTTTTTTACCGTCATAACTCATTACAGGGTCGCCAAAGAGCTGAGCAAATACTAAATCTGCAATCGTCGCGCGTGCCGCTTGTCCAAGTTTATAAGGCACTTGGGTGAGCATATGCATATCATCATTAATGATAAGTTGGCGTGTGAGGCTGAATAATGCACCATAAGTGGCAAGCGAAACGTGCATACCAGTATCACCAAGGGTCACATAAGTATATTCTGCCCCTTCGCGAACTTGAGGCAGGCTTTCAAAGCTACCTAAGCCGACACGATAAGCAGGGCGGAAATCGGTAAGCGTACCTTTATGCGTCCATTGTTCAAAGTTTTCCGTACTTTCCGCCCAACCTTTTAATACGGATTTATGTGCAACATCAATCAAAATCTGCCCAAAATCAGAGGTAGAATGCGTAAATGCCATTCCCACCATCTGCATTGCATTCATTCCGGCAATACCTACACCACGATCGACCAACGATGCGCGCGCCAATTCACGCAAAGTCATTGCATTGTAGGCATTGTCTTTTTCTGCTTTTTCAAAACCTGCACGAGCAAGCAAAGAGGCTTTCACGCTATCACCGACAATATTGCCGTTGTCAACGTGAATATGGTTTTGCGGTACGCTTGGCGTGGTGTTTTCACCGAGTTTCGCCAATAATTTATCTTTGGCTTGTTCTGCGCTGATGGTGACATCACCTAAGCACTCCACTAGCAAATCATTAAATTGACCGTTGAATGGGGCAAATACTGCCTTGATTGCCAGATTTCGTTGTGCCATTTGCGCTTGCACTTGTGCGGTATTATCTACCGTTTGCGCTGCCGGCTTGTCGTGCGCTTGGGGTTGTTCTGGGTTTTGTTCTGGTGCCACGTTCTGATTTTTTGCGTTGCCTTGTGGCTTCAACAACATATTTTTGATTTCATTAGGCATATTGGTAAAATCCTCTATTTTTTTCGATTGAATGGAAGCCATCGCCACAAGGGGTTCGGCCAGTTTGTCAGCGAAACCAAGCTCAACGCATTCTTTGCCGGTAAGCCAAGTTTCCACAGCGAGCATTGCTGCTAATTCATCTTCGGATTTGCCTGTTTTTGCGATGTACGCCATCAATAACGTACTTTCCACTTTATCCAACAAATCCGCATATTTACGCAGTTCTTCCGCATCACCGCCTTGAATGCCCCAAGGCTTATGGATCATTAGCATTGCGTTTTCAGGCATAATGACTTCATCGCCTGCCATTGCGATAACAGAAGCCATAGAGGCTGCAAGACCGTCAATATAGACGGTCTTATTTGCGGGGTGATTCTTCAGCAAGTTATAAATGGCAATGCCATCAAACACATCACCGCCGGGCGAATGAATATGGAGATTAATTTGCCGCACGTTACCAATTTCTTTTAACTCATTGGCAAATTGCTGCGCTGAAACGCCCCAAAATCCAATTTCATCATAAATAAAAACCTCCGCACTTTGATTGGCGGAGGCTTTAATGGAGTACCAGCTTTTCATTAAAATGACCTATTTTGTCCAAAATTGATATAAATAAACCCCTATCGGTATCCCTAACATTCCAACTGCAATATTGCCCCAGTCATAATTAAATAATATTTCCTTTGCATAACATAAAATTAACAATGATAAAATCATATGGATGATTATCATCATTAAATACGACAACAAAAATCGGAGCAGCCATTTGCTTTTTTGACTTCGCTGAAATCGGTGTTTAACAAATGCAACTCCACCGACTAAAACACTCCAGGAAATAATTGAAAGCAAAATACTTTGTCCCGAGAAAGGAAGAAAAAGATAATGGGTAAATAGATAAAAATAAAAACAGAATGAGAGAAATATCCATACAAAGGCAAACATAAAATATCCTACTGTTTGAGGTTCAGGTAATCCGTTTGGCTAATTTCAACTGAAACAGGTTCAGTCCATTTGCCATTAATATCATAGCTATCACCATCTGGATTCCATTCCCCTGGAATTAAGTTGAAAGTATCATAAGGATCAGTAAATTTATCATAGAATTTATAACTAATCTCACCCTTTAGATAAAATTTACCATTTTCACTTACTGCATTCCCTGAGAATTGACCTTCAATAATTGCTCCGCCAATTGCCCATAAAGGATTATTAATAGCTAACGCTCCTACATTCTGACGAAAAGAATAGGTATTACGAAAAGATTTCCTGTTATTTTTGATGATCTGTTGAATAAAATCCCCTTGAACACTGTGACCATTTTGTTTCCCAAGTTGATTTGGTGTTTTTACCAAAGACTTAACTTTTTCAAATAGCCCTAACTGTTGCAAAGTTACCGCATTTCCTTTTCCTGACCAATAATGCTTCATCATATCAAAGGAAGTGACCGGTTCATTTCTGTCTAGTAAAAGAATATTATTGGTTTTTTGCAGATGTCTCTCTAATTCAATCTCTAATTTAGAATGTAATTTTCGAGAATACCGAGATAATTCTGATAAGCAGTCATTTAATAGAATAAGTTCGTCAATAAATTCCTGCTTACTGTTTATCTCCTCTATTTTGTATTTTGAAACATAATGTAGCCATAACCTAGCACTCCCTGTTATAGAAAGAATTAAATCCCAATCTTTAGGATGTACCTTTGTTAATCCAAAACGAGGTTTATTATCATTTTCTGCTTTTTGTGCAATTTGCTCTTTTTCTAAATAAGTATTTCTTAAATCATTTAATCTATTCTGATAATTAAATATCAAAACTCTAAGTGACTTAACTTTTTCAAGCTCTTCTTTTGTCATCCACTCAGCATAAAATTTAGCTAATTTATCTAGATCATCTAAAACAACATAAGCACTTGTAAAGCTGATAGTGTTAGATTCAATCTCTTTCAATTTTTTATCTACATCATAGGCAGCATTTTTTAACCCTGAGTAGCTAATAATTTTTCTGCTATCGTAGGCAATCCGACGAGAAAAATAATAATAATTTTGTCTTTGAATTTCCGTTATTGGATCTATCGTCGGAAACGCAACAGGATTAACCGGAATAATTGGATCAGGTTCAGGTATTACAATAATCGGATCTAACATATCTTCATTAGTGTTCATAAAATGCTCCTTTAATATTAATATTTAACTTTCTTCATTATCTGTATTGCTCATTTTTTTTATCGTGCTTTTGTCCCTCCTTACAATTCGTCAAATCGGTATCAAATTTAAGCCCTGCTTGTTTATTTTCTTGCACTTCAACAATCCGCTGGCGTTTCACTTCTGCTGGGTTATTGCCGCTAGCACGGATAGCTTGGCTTTCTGTGGCTAATCCGCCCTTGATCCGTTCTTTCCACGCATTCGCCTCTTTAATTGGATCAATCCACGGCATTACTGGACCAGAATAAACCGCATTAAAAAGTGAATCGGGATCAACATCAGCGGGAACTTGAATGGCTTGTGCAGCGATTGCCATTTTGAGCCATTCCCGGTAAATCGGACGAGAGATTGCTGCTACAAAGGTATCTTGCAACACCGCATAGCCTTCAAAACTTTCTACTAATTCTTGCCGTTGCGCAGAATAGGTACCGTTATAATCTCGGGCAATGCTGGAATAACTGGAACGTGTGCCGGCTGCAGTCGCACGTAATTGCCCGTTGCGGAAACTCTCTAAATTGGTGTTCGGGCGATTTGAATTAATTAAGCCAATATCTTCACCTGGTTTTAGATCATCTATGACCGCACCAGGGGCGATGTCAAATAACCGTTCTCCGCTCTCGCTGGTGTCTTCCGTGTCATAAAGTTGTGCATCGCCTTTTTTGATATACAGCGTCATTGCAGCGGCAATACGCGCAGCAACGCGTTCGCTTTCTTCATACTCTTTCAAATCAGCAAGGCGTACAATCACACCGTGCAACATACTGACACCACGGATTTGATGTAATCGCTTACGAAAAGCCAAGTGCAACATATTTTCTGCCGAGACGGTTTTAACTTTGTCGTAAAATTTCCCTGACTCTTGCGGATTATCTAAGTAAACTTGATAACCAGTGGGCTTACGCCACGCATTGAGATACACCCCCTGTAGCAAATTTTCTTTTGCCACATCAGTATTCATTGGCACAAAGTCAGGTTCCAATGCCTCCAAGGAAAAAGGAATATTAGAGGCGTGAACCAAGCCCAGTACTTTTCCCTTCACCAGCTGAACGAACACCTCGCCATCACGCAGCCACGTGCGTAATAACATTCTTTCCAATGCAGGGCGTGTATAAAGCCCAGTCACTTCAGGCTTAATAGACCATTCCGCCCACAATTTACGGATTTGTTCTGCTAGTTCTTCGTGGACATCACCATTTTTCATTAGCGGCTGTGGTTCGATATGAATGCCTTTTGAACCGATCACCCGTTCTTCGAGTTTATCCAAAATGCCGATCACAATATCGTGATTTTGGTCTAATGCACGGGCTTGTTCACGCAGACTGACCGCACTTTGCTGTACATTAGTATTTGCGCCCAGCCCATCTCGACTAGCTTTATGGGTTCGACTGGGCAATGCGGCTTCATAGGTATTAAGCACATAACGGCTTTTAGAGCGTTTTGCCGCCCATTGCGGCGAAAGTGCAGCAATGGTTTTTTCGAGGATATTCATCACATCTCCCTCTTTATTAGTTTCCTAATGCAAGAATAATATCCGGCATTCTCCACACCAAAAAGCACAGCACAATGGTCACAAGAACGGCAACAAATCGCCACGCAGTCAGTTTTTCTGTCATCATGAGTATCCCCTTGATTATCTCAAATAGATTTTCTATACTTCCCATCAATAAGTTACTCCTTCGTTGCTAAACTTAGATAAGGGGTAAAGAAAACCCCGAAAGTTCGCACCTTTCGGGGTTTATTTTTTAGCGAAATCTTGCGTATTTTATGCGATGTTTTTTTACTTTCTGCCCACTTTGCGCCAGCATTTCATCTAACATTGTTTGATACCGATCACGCTGTTTACTCAGTTCATTAATTTGCCAAGAAACGGCACGCCCGTTAAAACTCACTTGGCTTTGTGCGCTTTCAATTTTTTCATCAAGTAAACGGATTTTTTGTTTTAGTTCATCAATGGTATACAGGCTCATATTTTCCCCAATAAAAAACCCGACCATTCCTGATCGGGTTGTGTTGTGACTTCAATCAATTTTTGCCTAAATCATTTGTAAGCCAACGCTTTAATTTCTTTATGATGTGCTTTTATCACACGCTTAACAGCTGATAACGCCACTCGCTTTCCAGCCTCCCCTTTTAACTCCATTTTGATTGGTTTTGTATTCTGAGACATTGTCATCCTCTAAATAGAAAATAGTTATTTAGAGATCTTAAGTTGAGCTGCCCCATCTTGTCAAATGTTCCAAATTTTCTATTATTTCCTTTTTGTTACAACCACCCTCTTCTTCGATAAGGTTTTCCTGTCAGCCAACTTGCATTTTCTTTCGTTGCATTGGCTTTGGTGGGTAATTCTTGTGTTTTTTCTACCGCACTTTCTTCAGTGTGATGTGCGGTGGAGTTTCTTAAAATATTAGGGTTAATCTCGGGCAATTTTGCCCAATCAGGCACTTGCTTTTCATCACCCCATTTAATCCGCTCATAGCCACGTAAAATCGCAATAGCGTGGGCGTAACAAAATAAATCAAAGGCTTCATTGTTGCCTTTACCAGGTTTACGCCATTTTCCGTCTGGCCCACGCTCTTCGTAAACTAATTCATCAAAAAACCATTCACCTAACCAGCGCGGAAAGTGAATGTAATTTGCGCCTTCCGTTTGGCGAGCAAGGGCGTTATTGATGCGATCTTTGAGATAATCGGTTTGCAATAAATACAATGGCACATCACCGCGCGCGGATGAGTGGCGATCTGAACGCGATGTATTATCTGGATAGGTTTTGGTAATGAGTTTTTGCCGTTTGGTACTGTCACCTTTGACGAGATACACTTTTTTGCTTAGCCCTTCGCGCCGACATTGTCGCCAAAATTTGTAGGCATTATCGGTTACGCCCTCTTCCCCACCGCTATCCACCGCCATTGCTAGAATGGGCATAAAATGTTCTAGATTGTTAGCAAGAGGGTACTGTTTTTTTAATACATCAGTAATAAGAATGTACCAATCATCGGGCAACCTTGGATCAATCGGTTCAATCACACCGTCTGTATCGGGTAAAGTGTGCGAAATGTTATAACGGTCAATTAACCAACGCTCACCATTTTCACCATAACCGACAATTTGCACCACAAAACGGCGGTTGCGTCCGCCTTGTACGTCCACTGCAGCAATAAGAAAACGGCATTGTGCTGGGATTGTCTTATTATCCTTGTCTGCCTCTTCACGGCGCTCCATTAGTTCGTCAGCACGCCGTTGTTCCAGCGCAGAGCGTGGTAAGTAAGGTAAACCCCAGTCAGTGTTGATCACTGCTTTTAAGGTTTCTTCACTCCCTGTTAATTCATACTCTTGTTCTGCATTAAGGAGCTTGTAAGTGAGTTGCGCCCACGTTTGATAGGCAGCGGCTGGACCTTCAAGCCAAAAAGAGGCGATACGTGATTTACGCCCTTCACCGTGAATGTTGCCTTGTTTGTCAATGCGTTGCCCTTCTTTTAGCCATACACCACGAATATTCAGATCTCGCTTCATTTCGGGGGAGATCAAATGTTGGCAATGTGGACATTGTAAGCGGGCATTTTCACTGGCTTTAACAAAATCCTCGTTATCACGAAAGCCCACCATATTCGCCATTGAGGGCTCAAAATACGCTTCGCATTCAGGGCATTGCCAATAAAACCGACGGCGGTCACCTCGATTGTACAGACTTAAAATACCGGTGGTCGGTGGCGCTTCGTGCGTTGATTTAGGTTGATGTTTTATATCAACAATGTCTTTGCCTGGTGAGCTTTCCACTAAGGTCATTCCTGCAGACATAAAGGTTGTGGTTCGCTTGCTCGCAAGAGAGAAACCATCACCTTCACCATCAATATCTTCTGGCCAACGGTCGTAATCCGTTAAAGCCACATACTTGTAATCCGATGAAGATAATACATTGATTGATGGCCAGCCAATTTTGAGCAAATTCCCAGCACGAAAATATTTATCGTGCACGTTGTTGTCGTTTTTGCGCGGACTAAGCCGTTTCGCAATTTCAGGTGAACAACGGAATGTACGATCTAGTCTTTTTCGACTGTGTTCGCTTGCCTTTTCTTGGGTAAGTTGTACGAGTAAAAAATCAGACGGATCACAAATAATTGAATAACTTATCCAACCATCAATCAAGCCAATGGTTTTGCCTGTTCGCGCAGGGCCTACAAAAATCACCGCATCATATTCACGAGAGCTTAGGCAGTCCATTGGTTCTAGGATATAAGCAGCGGTATGTTTATCCCATTTTACGGAGTTTCCGCCACCAATTGGTACGCGCATATATTCTGCCACTGCTTCGGAAACTTTCATTCGTCTCGGAGCTTTTATTGCGTTGGCAATATCTCGGCGAATGTCTTTTGCTGATGCAAACATTACTCTTCCTTATGTTCAGTCTCTTGAATATGCAATGCCATTTGATCTCGAATGTCATCAATCACTTGTTGCACTCGCATAAGCGCATTAGGTTGCAATCCGGCATCACGTTCTAAAATATCTGGCAAGGTTTCAAGCTGCTGTACCACCGCTTTCGCCAAGATACTCATTTCTTGAGCCACTTCATAAGCAGGGATCAGCTCGCCAGTTTCTCGCTCATATTTCAGCCGTTCGTTCTCTGCTTGCCAAAATGCACGTCTATCATTCGGTGACATTGCATCGACATCTGCCGTCATCTTTTCTTGCAATCCCAACCGTATCAAATCCGCAAGGGGATAGAGCTTTAATTTGCTATTGCTTCCTGCACTTGGGGTTAAAGCAGCAACGCGTTGAGATACCGTTTGGCGGTGCATTCCCGTGATTTCGGCGATCTGATTAATATTCAATTTAAGATCAAATAAATTTTCCATAATCACAAAAATCCAAAACCAAAATGCAAAATGCAAAAACAAAAGTGCTTAATAAACACACAAAAACCTAGAAGATGATGATGCCTAGAAATGCAAAAAACTGCCAAAAACCACGAGTCCGTAACCCCGTGGAATGGCTACCCCCTCAGGAGTACCTTTTAATGTTGAGCGTGTTCAGTTTGCCACTCTCTAATCCTATCTATTCGATTTAAACAAACATCACGTTCACGCTTGAGTATCACCGCATACTGCGCGACATCACCATAGCTTTGCCCTTTGAAATGCGTTTTATCAAGATAAGTTAAATACGCAGGCGGAACAGGCGAACAAGCACATTGAACAGGCTCACTGCTGCAAGAACTCAATAACAGACTGAGGAGCGTTGTGCCGATAACAATCACTGTTTTTTTCGACTGTCGATATATTTTTAATAATCTCATCTGATTGACTCCTTGCCTCTGACTCTTGCTTACTCAATTCCAATGCTAATTGTTGATTGATTAGAGCATCCGCTTTTAACCGCTCAATCGTTCTGCTTTGCATTGCGATCGTGTTTGATTGCTTAGCCATCTCGGCTTTTAAAGATTTAATAAAATGGTATTGATAGACGACACTGACAAATAACAACGCCATACTCGCTATCACAAATAACCCTTTATTTGTTGTGAACATCTCTCACCTGTCCGGATATGCTTTGCGACTTAACTGAAAGTGAGGGCCATCATAAAATGAACGCCAATCACCGCCCCACTCAACCTCAATATGCAAACGTTTACCGATTGCTTTCACCAATTCCGCCAGCGCTTTAAATTTTGCCTTGTTATTCCAATCGATCACCGTTTTACCGTTCTCGACTGTAACCGGTGCCAAATCAACGGCGTGGCCAGTTAAATGACGACTATTCATCGTCTTACTTGCACCACTTTTAACAAGTTCTGCCTGTCTTGCCTTACTACGTTTACCCTCAACAACCATAAAATCAAAATCTGATTCGGCGATTGCAGTACGCACAACTTTTACTAAGTCAGGATGTACACCAACCAAACGCATTTCACTAGTAGTAGAAAATTTAAATCTGCTCATCTTTATTCACCCGCTTTTTAATTGCTTGCATCAAATACTCACGGATTTTCTCCGCACCAATAAAACCAAACATTCCCCCGACAAAAGAGGCTAAACTCTCCGGAAAACCAAAATGATCAAGCAATGACATACAAGACAACGTCAATGCACCACAAATCGCACCATCCAACATCCGCTGCCGATAACTGGTCTTTTGCCGTAAAAATGCCGCGCGTAACAACGACATAAAAAAAGCCATCACAAATCCTGTGATGGCATTGTAATTTTGCTGAATGTACGCCCAAATAATGAGCCACACATTCGGATCTTTTTCAGGCATTTTCATTCCTCAGCCTCCTTATTTGAGGCAATAAAAAACCCCGACCGTTTCCGATCAGGGTTAGAAAAAACATCTGTGCGTTTCAAGCGTGCAAAACCGCACTATAGCTAACAATATATACTTTTAGTCCGGACAAATCAACTATATTTCTTATTTTTACGCAACAGCAAAATTAAATGGTTTGATATGATGCTCTCTTTTCTGTTTTAATTCCCATAAATCATAATCTGTCTGTAAAGACAACCATAATCTTGCTGTACTAATTCCCGCCTCCTCGAGTGCAATAGCTAAATTCGCTGTCATTGCAGTTTTACCATGCAATACTCTTGATAAAGTTTCACGAGAAAAACCAAGATGGGCTGCTAATTCAGACACTTTTATTTTGTTCGGTTCAATAAAACCATCTAATAACACTTCACCTGGATGTGCCGGTTTACGCATAAATACCTCCTTTAATGATAATCTTCGTAATTTAAAATATACGCATCACCATTAATAAATTCGAATGTAATGCGGTAATTTCCACTAACAGTCATTGAATATATTCCTTTTCTATCACCTTTTAATTCGTGACATTGATAAAATTGAATAAATTCTTCGACCGTATTCGCACGATCAACAAGAGATAAAATACCATTAATCTTTCGCACATGGTCTTGTCTCAATCCTTTTGTAATTCCTTTTTTGAAGAATTGTTCCAATCCTTTATGTTTAAAGCTCTTAATCATATTTCATTCCTTTTTTATGTGATATAAATATATCACACAATTAATCTACTACGCAAGAAAAACACACTTATTTTGGCTTAACATTAATTTTAATGAGGTTTCAGCAATTTTAAGTTGATCAAAGTAATATGTTCTACTAATCCCAAATCGCTCTAATAGCCCAATTCTGACAGGAACACGATCGCGATCTAACTCTGTGTAAATCGGCAAACGATAAGCATAAGTCGCCATAAACAGATCATATAAATCAGGCGTAACCTTACGCATCAATAAAAGGCACTCCTCAATTTTTAACGCCAAATCCTCACTAATCGGCAACACTCTTCGCCCACTCTCATCAGGCGGAAGCGGAATACTAATTGATAAACTAGGGTATTCAGTCCCTAAGCGAGGAGTCGCCCAATATCCCCATTGAATAAACACTCTACGGATATTATTAAAAACCAATTCCATTTCTAACCTCGCTTTCTTTGAATTAACCTAGTTTTCTTATTAAAGATTCTTTTAATGCGTCTTAAATCATCATTACTGTAGTGTCTTTCTCGATTGTCTGCTTCTATTTCCTCTACTTTCTTAATACCCAATCGTTCAATCAGTCCAACACGATATTCGTGATAATTACCGCCTAAATAACGATTACAACGTTTGCACTGCCCGTGAATATTTAAGGTGTAAAACCGTAAATACGGAGATGAGCCACGGCTACGATAATGACCGGCATCAAATCCACCGCCTAGCCGCTCACTGACCAACGGCTTACCGCACGAGATACATTCTTTATTCTCATCACGAACACGAATATATCTATTAACTGCTTCTTGAGTTTCTTTAATTAATTGCCCTTTAGTTTTATTTTCCTCTTTTAATGCAGATAATCGCTTTTTACTTTCTAATCTTGCTTGCTTATCTAGCTTTTCACGTTTCTTGCGTGCTTGTTCCTTGCTAAGTTTGATCGCACATTCAACGCTACATACTTTTTGCAAAGAGTTCCGCTTGATATAGGGTTGTTTACAGATTTTGCATTTAGCTACCTTTGTCATTCATACCTCAAAAATAAACAGTTGCACTGTGTATTTATTTAAAATATAATCGTTCTTATCAAATTGAATAAGAACGAAACCAATGTTTAATCTAACGGCAAAACACTTCAAAGATGACTATCTGTATCGCTTCTTCCAATACGGCGAGGCACACAGTAAAATCCCCTCTAATCTCACTAACGTATTGGCTAGGAAATTAGATATGATTAATGCAGCAGAAAACCTCAATGATTTACGTGTTCCGCCAGCTAACCATCTTGAATTGCTTGAGCCTAAAGAAAACAAGTTCTACTCCATTCGTGTCAATAAACAATATCGCCTTATTTTTCATTTTGAGAATGGCGAAATTTCTCAATTACAACTCGATCCTCATCGCTACGATTTATAAGGAGAGATTATGCAAACAATGCAACGTAAACCTACTTCTGTTGGAGAAATTCTCTTTGAAGAATTTCTAGAACCGCTTAATCTAAAGATTGGCGATCTTGCTGACATTCTTGATGTACATCGCAATACCGCAAGCGGTTTAGTAAATAACCGCACCAAAATTACGCCAGAAATGGCTGTAAAATTGGCAAAAGCCTTCGGCACAACACCCGAATTTTGGCTTAATCTACAAACCAATGTTGACTTATGGGAACTTAACCATAACACTCGCTTTCAACAAAGTTTAAGTAAAGTCAAAGTCGCCAATCACGCCTTAACACTTGCTGTTTAATCCTCCCTACGCTTGACATTCTCCTCGGTCAAGCGTAGGTATTTTTCATAAACGAATAAGAGACGAAAACGATGACATCTGAACAAATTTATCAATTTTTACCACCGAATTTACGCTCATTCTTCCTCATTGAAAGCTCTCTCACCTCCAATGCTTCACCTGTCCAACAATCTATTCAAGCCTTTGCTGAAGCAGTACGCTTACTTTTTTCGGTAGCATCACCAACCAAAGTGGTAACGGTTGTCTTTGCAGGACGTGAAGTCACAATCGAAATATCTGCAGCAGAATTTACTCATAAATTAATCCCGCCAACACTCCATCTCACGCTCAACCATCACACAATTTACCTTGATGTTGTCAGTGCCATTCAATATAACTATGAAGAACAAGTCGCTTGCTATTTAGAAGAACTTGTCCACGCTTTTATGAATACATCTGACGAAATGCTTACTCACAAAATTGTCGAGCTGCTTTATCCTAAAGTGACATTTAACGGCATCACTTTTCAGAAACTTGTAAATGATTTGCCATAATTATATTGGCGGCGATAGGGCTTTCTAATTCCTGATACCGCTTCTGCAACACCACAAATAATGCTTTTAGCAAATGATCGGGCACAACTTCATCATTAAATTTAATTTCATCGCCTAGCGTAATATTCATTTTTACTCCTTGCTAAATAGACAAAAACAAGTTAGGATTTATTTAAAAGGTCTCAAAAGCCTACCAAAAACGGTAATTCACCCCGTTAGCGTGATTTTTTTGTATCTGGGTTTCTCCTATCTCTTATACCTGATACAAAAACAACAACTTAAATCAATGTTCGACAGTGCGACGAATACAATACCGTAAGGGAATAAGTCCGCCTGATTTTTGGCAGGTTTTGAGCTGTCGAACGCCCAGTAAGGGAATTTCTCTCAAAAGGAAATACACAATGAAAAACTTAACCATTCTTAACACTCAAATCCGTACTTTAGATAACCTCTATTCCCTAAACGATCTACATATTGCTAGCGGTGGTGCTAATAAACATAGACCAAGTCTTTTTGTTCGCCTCGATACAACTCAAGATCTCATTAATGAGCTTCAAAAAGATTTTCAAAGCACAGATCTGATCTTTAAAACATTAGATAATCTTTTTCCTTTACATTAGTAATATTCCGCATTAGTATTATCTCCATAGAGCGTCGAAAACTCTTTAAGTCGGATTTCACCCCGTCAGCGTGATTTTTTTATATCTGAAATTTATCTATGGATAGGTGGGTATGGAAATACCCAATACCATACGCCGTTGCTTAAGCGGTTTCGAACCACCTATCCGCCACCTATTCGAAAAGGATTAAGCAAATGAAAAATCTCACTATTCTAAATACACAAATCCGTACACTTGACAATCTCTACTCTTTAACTGATTTTCATAAAGCTAGCGGTTCAGAAGCTAAACATAAACCAGCTTTATTTCTATCAAATCAACAAACTAAAGATCTCATTTTAGAGATCGAAAATAGCAAAGTAGGAAATCCTACTTTGGCAGTTAAAACAATTCGAGGTGGGAGAAACCCTAGCACTTACGCCTGCCTCGAAATTGTTATTGCCTATGCTGCGTGGATTAGTGCAGAATTTCATCTCAAAGTAATCCGTGCCTTTATGGCAATTAACGGTATTGGCACCCACCCTCAACAAATCGCCTTGCCTGAGCCGGAAAAAACATTCTCCACCGAACTCACCGAATATGAACTACAAACCCTTGTTTGGTTATGGATTGCCGTGTCTGAACAACAACAACTCATCGAACACCTTAACCCCGCCTTGCAACAACTCGGCTCCTCACTTGCGCCTACAGCACACTCACTTGTGGCGGAATTTCGTCATATCGTGGCAGACGCCAACCAGCTCTTAAACAAACTCACTCAAGACATCCCTCTTGAGCCACGCAAAGATAACAACTGGACACGCAGCCTACCAAGGCTAAGACAATTTGCCGATAAACAACCTAATCGCCTACAACACCGCCACCCTTTTTAACCTAAACTAACCGCACTTCGGTGCGGTTTTTTAATAACCGTAAAATCCTTGTCTATCATTGAATTCCACGCCGTTCGCCACGCCCCACGCGGTAACATACTCAATCAAACTCGCTAACCGCTTCACGCCCATTTGCGCCGTGCTTTACGCAAGTTAATCACCTCGCCCTCCAGCCCGATTGCCATTTCTGCTTGTCCCCCTGTCGCAATTTTATGCGCGGACACCATAATCATTTTCCAGGTTTCAATGTCACGTTTTTTCCCCTGAAACTTGCATTGTTTCGCAATATCGCCAAGCATTGCGTGAAGTTTTGCATTCTGCGCCAACGTCCTCGTTAAGGGCTTTATTTCCACCACCACAGGGTTTTTATCATCCAAGGCAAGGGAATGTATTACCCCAATCGCATTTTGCTGTATGCGTGCGTTACGCAAGAAAAAGCATTGTTTAGCTTCCATACCCACCACACATCTTCACAAATCCAAATTTGCCTGCCTTATCACAAAATCCTGCATTGTCGGGTCAAACACGGCAATCATTGAGCCTTTGTTATTCCCCTTCACTTCTTCGCCAGTCAACGGATGAAGAAAACTAATGCGCCCACCGACAATATCAATCACCTCAGTCGCGCTCTCCTGAATCACCTGATACCATTTTGTTGATTTATCCGCCGGCAATAACATCACGACTAAAAAGCCCCATTTTTTAAGCTCTGCCACACGCTTCACAAACGGCAGCGGGTTGCTATAAGGCGGATTGACGAAAATCGTAAAATTGGAAAATTCTAATTCCGCTATTAAATCTAACGGATCGAACGTTAAAAAATCCTCCACAATGCCATCTTTGCCGATATAGTGATAGCTCAAGTTGTTTTCTTCGGTCGCGCAACCATCAATATCAAACTTAAAACGGCTATTTAGCCAATTAAACACGTATTTCGGCGTTCTGTAACAGTCTTTATCAAATTCCATCATTTCTCCTAAAACTTCAATTCCGGACGGTTAAAAAAACGTGCTACCGCTTGCGGATTGTGCGGTTTAACCGTGCTTTCTTCCGGCAACGTGATCACGCGTTTTGGCAAAGGGTCGCCGCTTTCCAATTTTTCCGCCATTTTGTCTAATTTTCGTTGGATCAACTTAAATTCCTGTTCTTTGTTACACGCATTAGATAGCGATTCATAAGCAATGCTCGTCAGTAACCAATATTCAGCATCTGATTGGAAATTAAATTTTTCTTGCTCATACGCACGATAAAATGGTCTGAATTGTTCAAGCCTTGTTTTTAACTCTTCAGCTGTTGGCAAGCCTAAATAGTGATATTTATTTCCCCCTGTACACCAATCAATAAATTCGCCAACGCTAGGGAAATGCGGTCTTTTTGATTTTTCCGCCTCATCAATCCCACGTTTAAATAATTCTGCCGTAGTAACGTGATGATTGATTAATGCCTCAAGCCATAACGTTTTAATTTCTGCAAGCAATAAATCTGGATCCTTGCCGTTACCGTTATCTTGCAAAGCGTATTTCCACGCCGGAAAAATTGCCTTTAGTCGCACAAAGAGACGATCAACAAACTTCCCCATATGGTCTGAAACTTCAACACGTTTCCCTTCAACAGGTGTATTTTTAACGCTTTCTGACTGTTTCAAGGCTAATTCAGTGTTGTTAAATGTTTTCATCGCGTTATCTCCTAATCTCAATCGTGCGACCTTTCCACCACGGCACTTCAGGCTCGTCATTGAATGTTTTTTGCGCTTGTTGATTTTTCAGTTCAAAAAGCCCGGTATAACAGTTCTGTATTGACTGATTTAAAATGGCTTTTGCAAGCATTGAATCGCCACCACTAAGCCGTTTAATCGTGTTCAAACATAATTCCACCGTGTTTTCAGTTTTGATTTCCGCTCGTTTTGCTTTGCGCATTCGGCAGTAAGCAATCCAAACTTCACGATCAACATACTCAGGCAAGTCCACTGTTTCAGGATTGAATTTGGAAACCTGTTTTTTTCTCACGCCCGTATTATTGATAGGATCATTAATAGGTTCATTGATAGTATCTTGATAGGATCGGTGGACATTTTGACTACCCTGGGTGGACATTTTGACTGCCCCGGGTGGACATTTTGACTGCCCCGGGTGGACATTTTGACTGCCCCGGGTGGACATTTTGACTGCCCCGGGTGGACATTTTGACTACCCGACAAATTGTCAGGGGCGACATTTTGACTACCCTCGAATGAAAAAATAAGCTGATATAGCGAGGATTTATTGCCTGTACCTTTTCTCAACGTTTTAACAAATCCTAGCTCCTCTAATTTCTCAATAACACGCTGGATAGTTTTTACGGATAATCCTGCTTGTCTTGCCAAAGTTAGCTGGCTCGGATAACAGCAATCTTTTTCATCGGCATAGTTAGCCATTAAAATAAATACCAGCTTAAGATTTCCTGATAGCGGAACCTCAACCGCTTTTGCCACTGCATTAAAACTCATAGCCCCACCGCCTTATCTTGTGTAAATTCACCATTCCAATTTGCTTTCATCGGCAAATTGCCTTTTACATACCATTCATAGAGCTTTGCTGCCCCTTTCTTCAATAACACCGGTTTATAAGCGATAAACGGTTCTTTACCGTGCTGCGAAATCTCAGTGGTTTCTTCCGTGAGATATTGATCTCGAGCATAGGCTTTCACTCGTTTTATCCTGTTGTCTTGGTAGAGCCAATTTTTACTAATCAAAAACTCACCCACTTTTAGTGAGTTCACCCCATTCAGACCTTTCACAAATTCAAATGGCGAAATCCCATTGCGGAAATAACTTTCCATTGAAGCAATTTGCTCAGACTTCTGTTTACTCTCTAACAATGCTCGCTGTTCGCTTTCTTTTGCGTCCGCCCAAGCCCGAGCAGCAGCAACAGGATCGTTAAAGTTAGGCAAAAGTACGGTGGGGTTTTGCTGATTTTCTAATTCTTGCCAACGATCAACCAAGCGCGCAGTAAATTCAGGACAAAGTTGGGCTACGACAACATAAGTATCACGCTTACCTTTTTCCCCTGCAAAGACGTAATCTAAGCTAGGTCGCCCATTTGTCGCCTTTTCCTCAATTTGAGGAAAAGCAATCACCCCTTTATCCGCCAACATATCAATGGTTCTTTTTACATTGTCGTGGCGTTTTTCGCATAACTCCGCAATCTCACGACTGCTCATCGTAATGCTTGCTTTTTTCGTATTTATTGGTAATAATTTATTCATATACATTTCCTTTATAACTCGCCACCGTTGCCGCGGTGGTTTTTTATTGCTCCATCTCATCAATCGCTTTTTTCGCCAGCGTAATTAATGCTTTTCGCTCCGCATCATCCGCATACTTTTCTTTCACCACCAAGCCCAACTCATCCAAAAAAGCACAAAACTTCTCTAAATGGTCAGCCTTAAAACGACAAAACGTACTCGGGTCAACGCCAATACGTGTAGTGGTACACTAATTTTGCAGTCCTCAATAGGTGGTAAACTATCACAAAAAGAGGATATTAAGATGAGAAGAACATTTAGCCCGGATTACAAAGTTGCCGCCGTAAAATTAGTCACAGAGCAA